AGTAGGAAACGCACAAGCTACAAACCCATTAGCTGGATTAGGCAACCAACCTATACAAGCCTATGTAGTGAGTGGTGAGGTTACGACAGCACAGAACTTAGATAGGAATAGAATTAATTACGCAACGTTCGGGTAGTATTAAAGTTATTAGGATATGAAAATTATAGAATTGGTTATAGACGAGAAAGATGAGATGAGCGGTATAGATGCCGTTAGCGTAGTTCATTCTCCAGCGATAGAGGAAAACTTTATAGCATTAGGAAAACACGAAGTAGAACTTAAAAAGATAGACGAAGAAAAACGTATCTTAATGGGTGCTGCTTTAATTCCTAATAAACAAATCTACCGAGTAAACGAAAAGAAAGAAGAGTATTACATTTTCTTTAGTGAGCAAACGGTTAAGAAGGCTTCTGAGTTATTCCTTATGCGTTCAAATCAAAATAACGCTACCTACGAACACAAAGACAAGTTAGAAGGTCTAAGCGTAGTAGAAAGTTGGATCATTGACGATGAGAAATCGGATAAAAGCAGATTATATGGTTTTGATTTGCCAGTAGGAACGTGGATGATTTCTATGAAGGTGAATAACGATGAGGTGTGGAAAGACGTAAAAGAAGGTAAGGTTAAAGGCTTTTCAATAGAAGGTTACTTTGCTGACAAATACGAAATGAGCCTTAAAGATACGATTAGTGAGCCACAAACAGAAGACGAACTTATTGAAAAAATAAAAGAGATTATCCGCAATGGCGAAGCAAACTAACGTCACTAACTTTCTTAAAAAGCCAAAGGTTAAAAGACCTAATGTTCACGCAAAGACGAAAGCGAGTAAATTGAAGTCAAGTAAAAATTACAAGAAACTTTATACAGGACAAGGATAAATGGAAATTCCATATTTCATAAGATATAAAGATTTTACCACTATTGATCCAGCGGACTTACTTTATTTAGACGATGTAAATAGTGATGTAATAAAGCGAGTTAGCGTACAGGACTTTGCAGATGGATTAGCACCAATTATTGAGCCATCTCTAACAAAAGACAGAGGTTCGTTTTATGACACTACTACGCAAACTTGTACAAGTGGTGGTATTGAAGCTATGAGATTTAACTCTGTGGATTCTGACGCAACAAGTGGTGTAAGTATAGCAAATAACGGAAGCGGACATCCTACACGTATTACTGTCTCTAAGACGGGAGTATATAATGTAATGTTTTCTGCTCAGCTACAAAGAACAACGGGCGGTGCGAGTAAGCAAGTAATTATATGGATGCGAAAAAACGGAACCGATGTAGCATATACGGCAACTCACTTAGCAGTACAAGCGAATGCTATTTATTTAGTAGCAGCGTGGAACTTTTTCATAAAGCTAACCGCTGGTCAATATTGCGAGTTAATGTGGACACAAGACGATGCAATAGATTTAAGATACGATCCAGCTAATACAACGGTTCCTTATCCTGCTACACCAAGTATAATTTTAACAGTAAACGAAGTATAACGACTAATATATTAATCATTAAGCACTAAAAAGACGGATAATGACTAATATATTATACAAACTAATAGATATGGCAAAAAAACAAAAAACATTAAGTAACACATCTCCCAAAGGTGGTAGACGTGGATGTCTATGCGATGACGGAACGTATAAGGCAGAATGCTGCGATGGAACACTACAAGCACAAGGAGTAGGAAGCATCGTTAACCAAGAAACATCTACCGTAGTAAACACGAATGCACCGAGAACTATTGTAACTACTAACGGGTAAAAATACAACAGACAAAACACGAATAAGTTAAATAGAAAAGTAATAGTATTATGAGCAACATTAATAACATTCTATCAAAGATTGAAAAAGCTAATAAAATTGAAGAGGTTAAATTAGCTAATCATAGAGTTGAATTAGGACTGAGAGATGACATTATTGCAGGATTTCAGAAATATTTAGGTCAAAGAGATGCTGCTAAAAAAGCAATTAGCAAGGCTGAAAATGTGGTTATTGATGCCTATAATAATTACGCTGCATTAGCTGGAGCCGCAAATGCTACACTTGGTGATTTAAATACATTGAAAGCAAAAGCAAAAGAATTAGGAATTGATTTAGATCCTGATATGACAGGCATTGAAAAAAAGATGAAAGACGAATTAAAAGTTCTTAAACCAAACGCAGCAACTATTCAAAACACAGCAAAAGGATTAGCTGATATTAGAGTTTCTATTAAATAAATAATAATGAAAACAAACGTAATAAACCAAATCAAACAACTTCTTGGAATGGAAGTAAAACTTGAGCAAATGAAACTTGCTGATGGAGTAACTGTAATCGAAGCGGATTCTTTTGATCCTGAGATGGCAGTAGTAATCGTGACAGAAGACGAACAAAAAATTCCTTTGCCTGTAGGTGAATATGAATTAGAAGACGGTCGTATTCTTGTTGTAGCAGTAGAAGGTATCATTGCTGAAGTTAAAGAAGCACCAGCACAAGAAGAAGAAGCACCAATGGAACAACCTGAAGCGGAAGTGCCTGTTGAAGCGGAAGCTGAAGTAGAGGTATCTACTCCTAAGAAGACTGTTGAATCTATCATTAAAGAAACGTTCTTCTCTGAGATGGAAGCATTGAAACTTGAGAACGAAGAGTTGAAAGCTAAATTGGAAACGTTTTCTAAAGTTGAGCCTACTACAGAAGTTACTACTGAAGAAGCTACTGAAAAAGTTGAACTCGAAGAAGTAAAACCTATTTCTTTCAACCCTGAAAAAACTAATCCTACGGAGTTCTTTAAACTTGCTTCTAAGAAGCCAAGAACTACTATGGATGTAATCCTTGAAAAACTTAATAAATAATATTAATAACTTAAAAATCAATTAATTATGGCTACGACTGTTTCGATTAGCACAACGTATGCGGGAGAATTTGCAGGTAAATATATCGCTGCTGCTCTCCTTTCTGCTCCAACTTTAGAGCAAGGTGGACTTACTATCCATCCAAATGTAAAGTACAAACAAGTTATCCAAAAGGTAGCAACTGACGGAATCGTTAAAGACGCTACTTGTGACTTTGATGCTACTTCTACAGTAACACTTACTGAGAAAGTTCTTCAACCTGAAGAGTTCCAAGTAAACCTACAATTGTGTAAAAAATCTTTTCATTCTACGTGGCAAGCTGCTGAGATGGGTTATGGAGCATTCGATGTTCTTCCTAAATCTTTCGCAGATTTCCTTATCGCACACGTAGCTGAGAAAGTAGCTTCTCACATCGAAGGTGTTATTTGGGAAGGTAACAACGCATCAGCTGGTGAGTTCTCAGGAATTATGCGTCAGTTGACTACAGATGCCGAACTTCCATCTGCACAAGAAATCGCTGCTGTTGGTGGTGGTGTAAATGCTGGTAACGTTATTGCTCAGTTGGGTTCTATCGTTGACGCTATCCCTACACGTTTGTATGGTGCGCCTGATCTTAAATTGTATCTTTCTTCTAACATCGTACGTGCTTATATCCGTGCTTTGGGTGGATTTGGTGCTTCAGGTCTTGGTGCTAATGGTACTAATAACCAAGGTACACAATGGTACACTAATGGTTCTTTGAGTTTCGATGGCATTCCAATCTTCCTTGCTAACGGTATGGATAACAACAAAGGTTTGGCTACTACTACTTCTAACCTACACTTTGCGACTGGTTTGATGAGTGACCTAAACCAAGTTAAAGTTTTGGATATGAGTGAATTAGACGGAAGTGAAAATTGCCGAGTAATTATGCGTTTTACAGCTGATGCTAAATATGGTTTTGCTGGAGACATCGTAACGTACGGAGTAACAAACTCAGCTAACTAATATTACTGACTTAAATTAACGAGGGTGGTGGAATATCTGCCACCCTTTTTTTAATAACTTTAAATACTAAATAAAATGTCTTGTGATATAGCAAATGGTGTAGCAGAACCGTGTAAAACCGCAGTTGGTGGATTGGATGCAATTTACCTAATTAACTACGGAGATTACGCTGCTTCAGATATTACGTACAACGCAACAGCAACAGATCAGATTGACGACGTCAATTCTGTTTCTTCTATCTACAAGTTTGAATTGAAAGGTGCAAACTCTTTCGAGCAAACTATTACTTCGAGCCGTGACAACGGAACTACTTACGTAGAGCAAACTTTGACTGTTACTCTTAAACAACAAAGCGCAGCAAAACACAAATTAGTTAAATTGTTGGCTTACGGACGTCCTCACGTTATCGTTAGAACTCGTGCTGGTCAATATTTCCTTGCTGGTCTTGAGCGTGGAATGGACTTAACAAGCGGTGTTATCTCTAATGGTACTGCAATGGGAGATTTGAACGGTTACACACTTACCTTTACGGGTATGGAAAACATCCCTGCTAACTTCTTGAACTGCTCTACTGAAGCAGGATTGGTTACAGTTATGTCTTCCGCTACTATTGTCACTTCATAGTGTTTCTTTCATAGTGTTAGATTGGGGAGGCTTCGGTCTCCCTTTTCTTTTTAAAAACAATTTGGGATAAGTGTAGTTAATATAGTATGATTATCTTACAGGAAGTAGGTACGGCACAAAGTTTTTCATTTATCCCTCGTTCGGATAGCTATAATACTTTGCAGATTACAGATGAGCAAACGGGCGTAACATCAAACGTTACTATCACGTCTTATGTTATAGGTCAGTATTACCATACGATCACAGCTACGTTTTCTTTAAAGCAGAATCATTACTACACACTAACACTAAAGCAAAACACGGACATAGTTTACAAAGACAAGGTATTTTGTACTAATCAGTCTATACCGACTTTTAGCGTAAACAACGGTCAATACATAGTGAATACGTCAAATAACGACTTTATACTTTATGAGTAATATACACGTACTTAAGCTGGCGCAATACGAACCGCCTGTAGTAGAAGAAAGTAAAAAACACGAATGGGTTACTTATGGTGAGAACAATTCTTACTATACTTTCCTTATGGAGCGTTACAAAAACTCTACTACAAACAATGCTATAATAAACAATATCTCTCGTCTAATCTACGGAAAAGGACTTAGTGCAACGGATGCTAACAAAAAGCCTAATGAGTACGCTCAGATGAAAGCTATGTGTAGTGCTGAAGACTTGCGTAAGGTGGTGTTAGACTTTGAGATGTTAGGACAAGCTGCGTTCCAAGTACATTATACTGCTGATAGAAAAAAGATACAAAAGTTATATCATATTCCGGTACATCTATTAGCACCTGAGAAGTGTAATAAAGACGGAGAGATAGAAGCGTATTACTATTCTAATAATTGGGAAGATACACGCAACTATGCACCCGAAAGAATCCCAGCTTTTGGATATGGAAGCGAGAAGGTAGAGATACTAATTGTTCAGCCTTATTCAGTAGGGATGAAGTACTTTAGTTACGTAGACTACCAAGGTGGTATACCTTACGCAGTCTTAGAGGAAGAGATTTCTAACTATTTAATCAATGAGGTTCAAAGAGGATTTTCGGGGCGTATCGTGGTCAACTTTAACAACGGAGTTCCTACTCCCGAAGAACAAGATATTATCAAATCTAAAGTTCTTAGCCAACTTTCAGGAACAGACGGACACAAGGTTATCGTAGCATTCAATAACAACGCAGAGAGCAAAACTACGGTAGATGCAATGCCCGTTAATGATGCACCTGATTTGTACAATACTTTGAGCGAAGAATGTATGCGTAAGATAATGCTATCGCATAACGTTACTTCTCCTTTGCTTTTTGGTATTGCTTCAGCAAATGGCTTTAGTTCTAACGCTGACGAGTTACAAAACTCTTTTATTCTATTTGATAACTTAGTAGTTAGACCTAAACAAGAAGTAATTTTAGACGCTATTGATAAAGTTTTAGCCTATAATGGAGTTAGCCTTAATCTATTTTTTAGAACTCTTAAACCACTTGAATTTAATGATCTTGAGAACGCACAGACGCAAGAACAAGTAATTGAACAGACGGGTACAGAATTAAGTTCACACGATGATTTAATCTCTAATGCTCTTATAGACTTGGGTGAAGAACCTGATGAAAATTGGCTTCTAATAGACGAATTTGAAGTTGACTATGATACTGACGATAAAGAGAACGAAATACTTTCTAACGGGCTTAAATTATCTTTATTTGACAAAATAATTAACCTTGTATCTACAGGAACGGCAAGACCTAACGCAAAATCAGAGCAAGACGAAAAAATAGACGGAGTAAAGTTTATTACTCGTTATGTTTATGCTGGAGACACTACAGAGAAAAGTAGAAAGTTCTGTAAGAATATGACTACTGCCAATAAGATTTATCGTAAAGAGGACATTCAACTTATGTCTAAGCAAGTAGTAAATGAAGGATGGGGGCCGAGAGGGGCTGATACATACGATATTTGGTTATATAAAGGTGGAGGTGCTTGTCATCACAGATGGAATAAAAGAGTATACGCAAGTTTTGAAGGAGTAGGTATAGATGTTAATTCCCCTAATGCTAAAATTATAGCTGGGAAGAAAGCGGAGCAGTATGGTTATGTAGTAAAGAATCCATCTTTAGTTTCTACTCGCCCTATTGATATGCCTAACAAAGGATTTTTACCAAAAGAAAATAAATAATGGCAGAAGCATTATTAATCACGAGAGCAGATGTAGTTAAGTTTACTGCCGTAAATGGCAACGTAGACACGGATAAATTTATTCAGTTTATCAAAATTGCTCAAGACGTACATATTCAATCTATCTTAGGAACTGATCTTTTAAATAAGATTAAAGCCGACATAGTAGCAAGTACTTTAGCTAACCCATATTTAACACTTCTAACGTCTTATATTAAGCCTATGCTTATACATTGGGCTATGGTAGAGTATTTACCTTTTGCAGCTTATACAATCGCAAATAAAGGAGTGTATAAACACGAATCAGAGAACGCTGTAACGGTAGATAAAAACGAAGTAGATTTCTTAGTAGAAAAAGAACGTCAGATAGCTCAGCACTATACACAAAGATTTGTAGACTATATGGCATTTAACCAATCGTCTTTTCCTGAGTATAACTCTAATTCTAATGGGGATATGTACCCAAGAACGGATAATAACTTTTTAGGCTGGGTTCTCTAATTTACACACTATGAAAAAATACAAACCGAAAGACAACAATATAAAGAAGTTAAAGTTATACTTACAGAAAGCGGAAAAAGATGGCGAACGACATAGGATGGGGAGCAGCAGTAAGTAACTTAATTGGATGGGGTAAACCATCTGAAGAGGGGGACAACTTTATAGATGAGATTGCACTTAATCTGTTGGAGACTGAAGCAGACGATTTCTTAGTTACCGAAGCACCTACAAGTGCAGACAATGGATGGGGTGAAGCATACGATTATTCATATTGGGGAGATACAATTCCTGAAAGATAAAATATAAAAAATGGCAGAGAAAAAAATTAGTCAGTTAACAGCGAAAGGTGCAGCAATAGCAGCTACGGATTTGCTTGTAATTTCAGAAGATGCGGGTGGTGGTTCATATACAACTAAAAGTGTAACTGGTGCAAACATTTTAAGCCCTCGTGTTCAATCTGTGACAAGTTCAGCTACAGTAACTGCTACATCCGCAAATGACTTAGTAAAGGTTACGGCACAAGCTGCTGGACTTACTTTGGCTAATCCTACGGGAACTTTTGTAGAAGGTCAAGCATTGATTTTTAGAATCAAAGATAATGGTACTGCACGTTCTATTGGGTTTGGTACTAAGTTTAGGGCTATCGGAGTTACTCTACCTACTACTACAACTATTAGTAAGACTACATATGTAGGATGTATTTACAATTCTACAGACGATAAATTTGATGTTATTGCATCTTTAACTGAAGCGTAATGTACTACGGACTATTAGGATTAGCTGCTAAAGTTTCAGGCGGTGGTTACGGCACATTAACAACTGCCTGGATAGCAGCCACAGGAGAAACTGATTTGACTATCATCGGTGCATTAAATACACTTGAGAGTGACCTGACTACCTATGGACTAACTTCTAAAATGAAGGCTTTGTATCCGTTTGTGGGTGGGACAAGTACCAAGCATTCATATAATTTTATCAATACTTCTCTTTATCAAATAACTTGGAATGGAGGATGGACTCACTCAAGTACGGGAGCATTACCAAATGGAACTAATGCCTACGGTAATACTGGTTTTAAACAAGTATCTAATTTTACAAGTACATCTACTGCATCAATAGGTACTTATTTACGTACTGATTCTTCTGTTCAGGGTGCAGATATGGGTGCTGGAAATACAAATAACGCATCTGAGGGAATACTGATCTATAGTTCTTTTCTTGGTACTACATATTATGGATGTGCATTGGGTTCATCTTTAATTGGTAGCGGAGACAGCAATTCTGATTCAAGAGGTTTTTATACTGTAGTAAGAGATAGCGGTGTTCAACGACAACATAAAAGAGGTAATGTAACTATTAATACTTCAGAAACAGAAGCGGTAGGTACAATTTCAGACGTAAACATTTATGTTGGTGCAGGTAATTCAACAAATCCAGGACCATCAAATGTATATTCTGATAGAGAAACTGCATTTGCTTTTATTGGAGATACATTGACACAAACTGAAATAGACAACTTCTATACAGCAGTACAGACATTCCAAACAACATTAAGCAGAAACGTATAATATGAAACTAATAGACATAACACAAGCAGAATATCCTAACTATGTAGGACTTTTGACAATCGCACAGAAAGACGAACTTGTAGGACAATGGTTCGCACCTGACAGCTACTTCAATCCTATTCAAGATGCGGATGACAACTGGATCATTTCAACAGAAGAGATGAGCCAATGCGTGAATCCTGATGTGATGTGGGTTAAGGACTTGGAATTGATAGCATATAAGCCGAAGCCATCTCCTCCGTTTCCTCCATTGAATTAACTTAATACAAGGGCAGTTTAAAGACTGCCTTTTTTGCTATGAGACTTTTATTTATTTTGATTAGTTTTTCGTCTTTTTCTCAGACACTATTAAAATACGATAACATAGAGTCTTGGACTTGGGCGGGTGCTTGGTGGAATATAACACCAGCGAGTTATTATACAAACGCATCCACAAGCGGTACTACTTCAGCAGCCATCTTAGGTGCGGGTAACGGGACTTCAGCAACAGAACAAAATTGGTATTCATTACCTAATGTAACGGGCTTAAATCCATTGTATCAATACGAGTTTAGATTTCGTTTAGGATCGTACACTTTCAGTAATGCAACTGCCACAACAAGGGGAGTAGATGTAGCTGATTTAATCGAAGTGCAAGTAAGTAGAGATAACGAACTAACATATACATCAGAATTACGTATAACGGGCTTTAATAACTCTACGTGGGCTTATCAGTCAGCAACTATAAACCACACAGCAGACGGAGTATATAATAGTTCTACGGATGTTTATGCAAGTGTAAGCGGAAATAATAACGGATTAAGTACGGGATATTCTACAATTAAACTAAAGATTAGCGGAATAACTCAAATAGCGGTAGACATCTTAGCCCGTGTTAATTCAGCTGGTGAAGAATGGTGGGTAGATAACATTGAACTTTGGCAAATCACGAATCCCTTACCTATAGAGTTTGTTTCTTTTAAAGGAAACTTAGATAGTCTATGGTGGGAAAGCGCATCTGAATTTAATAACGATTACTATACTATAAGCCATAGTTTAGATGGATATACCTTTGAAGATGTAGAATATGTAAACGGATTTGTTTACTCTATAGAGCCTAAACGCTATGCTATTCAGAACACGGAAGGGAAAGGCTATTTTAAACTATCACAAACGGATAAAGATGGTACTAAAACTGAGTTAGATATCATTTTTATTCAAGAACAAAAACAACGAATCTTATTAAAAGTAGTTAATATGTTAGGGCAACAAGTAGAAACGCTTACAGAAGGGCAAGTGTATTTACTTATTTACTCAGACGGAACTATTCAAAAGATAATTAAATGACACCTCAGATAGTCGCAGATTATACAAAAAAGCACGGCACATCTTTCCTTTTGATTTGTGCTATATTTTGGCTTAATAACCGTCTTTCTAACGTAGAAGCTAAATTATATGACTGCTTAGAAGATAGCGCACAGATGAAAGCTACACCGGTACATAAGCCAAGTCTACACAAATACGAACCTATCTACGCAATTTTACCAAAAGAAGAAAAATATGGAAAGTCTAAGAGACAGATGGAAGGCTAAAACTCCTGAGTTTTGGAAGAAAGTTCAACGAGTAGGAGTAATAGCTGGAGTTATTGGGGCTACTTTACTTGCTGCACCGGTAGCATTACCCGCTTCGATCATTACAGGAGCAGGGTATTTAGTAGCGGTAGGTGGTGTAACAGCTACACTTAGCCAACTAACCAAAGAGTAATCTATGAATTTATCAAAACACGTAACTCTAGCAGAGTTTGAAAGAAGCGAAACTGCAATTAATAGAGGTATTAACAACTCTATGAATGAATGGGAAATTGAAAGAGCCAAGTTAGTATGTGAGAATTGCTTTGAGCCTATACGTACTAAAGTAGGTGCGCCTATACGTATTAACTCAGGTTTTAGAAGTGGTGCTTTAAACAGGGCAATAGCCAACGCTTCAACTACATCTCAGCATAGTTTAGGCGAAGCAATAGACTTAGATTTACACGATAGAAACTTGTTTGAGTGGATTATTGATAACGTAGAGTTCGATCAATTAATTTTTGAAGGTGGAACTACTGATAAAGCAGATTGGTTTCATATCTCTTATAGAAAAGGAAGACTTAGAAAACAAGTACTTCGAATGGTGAAGAAGGGTGGAAAGACTACCTACATACCTTACGTAAGAAAATAACGCCGAGTAACCCCTCGGCTTTTTCATTTAAACTATGACAAGGAAAAGACTCTTCTTCGATATTGAAGTAAGCCCAAATGTCGTTTTAAGCTGGAGAACTGGATATAATCTAACTATAACTCCATTTGACATTATTCAGGAACGTGCTATTATTTGCATCTGTTGGAAGTGGGAAGGAAAAGACGAAGTACATTCCTTAACTTGGGATAAAAAGCAAAATGATAAAGCAATGCTAAAAACCTTTTTAAAAGAGGTAAATAAAGCAGATGAACTTATCGGGCATAACTCAGATAGATTTGATGTCAAATGGCTGCGCACAAGATGCGTTTACCATAGCGTTGATATGTTCCCTACCTATCAAACGTTAGACACGCTTAAAATGGCTAAAAGTGGCTTTATTTTTAATTCTAATAAGTTAGACTATATTGCCCAATATTTAGGAGTAGGTAAAAAGTTAGAAACGGGTGGGCTTGATCTATGGAAAAAAGTGTGTTTAGAGAAAGACGAAACTGCCTTAGAACATATGGTGGAGTATTGTAAACAAGACGTAGTAATCTTAGAAAAGGTATTTGATAAGCTAAGACCATATTCAAAGCATAAACTAAACTACGCTATGTTAAGAGGTGGGGATAAGTTCGAGTGTCCTAATTGCGGTACGTACAATGTTAAGTTATCTAAGACGTACACAACGAGTGCCGGAGTAATGCGTCATTCTTTCGTATGTAAGGAAGGATGTCGAAGCGCATATACTGTTAGTAACAAAACTTATCAGGATTGGCTTAAACATCTTATCTTA